ATCCATTAACAATATCTGTTGCTCTACCCCAGCCTACAGGGGTTCCAGCACCAGTTGCTTTGCCTTCTTCTTTCCATTTAAGCGCTCTTCTTGCAGCAGCCTTCATACCTGAAGTAGGAGTATATGTATCAGCCATTTTTCTTTACCTTATTATGGTTAACATAGTAATCACCAAGAACAGACTTAACTGTTCCATTTTTATTCATACGAACAATCTTTCCATCTTTAATTTGTGTTGCATTAAAAGATCCTGATTTTTTCTTTGGCATTATTTATTAAATCCTTTCGGATCAAACAATCCACTCCAAATACTTTTTGTTTCTTCTACTGAATCAAATTTATATGTACCACCACGACGCTTGTATTCTTGAACTACCCAAGAGTTTGCAACTGCTGATGGATATACATCAAACTTATCTTTTGCTGCTTGAACTACTCTTGCGTATAGTTTTGGATTTGCAGGAGAGGATCCACCGCTACGTGGCTTAATCATTGCTCCATAGTTAGGTTTCTTTGCTTTACCGATAGAATTATCATAAGCATCCATATCTGATCCCTCTTCCTCTTCTTCCATTGAATGATTATTTATATCAATTACTTCTGCATCTTTGTACATCATTCCAATGCTATATGCAGTTGGCTCCCAACTACCATCATCTTCTTTATAAATTCTTACAGACATTGCAGGATTTTCTGGTGGCATAGAAACTAGTGCATACTCTGAGCCAAGGGTTCCTAGTGTTCCACCCTCTGTCATAATATGCTCTACCATTCCATGGATCATTCCCTCTTTGGTCATACCCATAACAAAACTACCTTCTTCAACAATTGCCATTAGTGCCTCCTAATCCTATATACCGATTATAGCAGAATTTACTTTGCTAGGACCCTTTTGATTTCATTCAGGCACTCAAATAACTCTGTTTCCATATTATTTAGTTCTTCTACATTAAAGGCCTTATCCGTAAGTGTTACTAGAGGATTGGAGTCTAATAAGTCGACATTTAAAAACCCATCCTGCCAAAGATTCATTATCTGATTATTGACCTGATTCATATGCTCTTGATATAACTCTGGCATAATGTCAACCATTTTTTCTGTCATTGAGTATAAGAACTCATTGCTTATTGGGTCAACACCTACTACTTCAATAGCCCCATTCAGTATCAGCATATCAAACATTTCTGGAGTAGGATCACTCATCTGATATTAATCTCTCAAGTTGCTCTTTAGTTTGTGCGCCAGTGGCTCTTTTTACCTCAGACCCATTGTCAATAACAATAAATGTAGGGATTGACCTAACATTCATATCTTTAGCCATCTCTATTTCTTGGTCAACGTCAATAAACTGAAACTTAACAGAAGAATCACGATTAAGTTCTTCAACTATTGGCTTTACTTTTTTGCAGGGATTACACCAATCTGCAGTAAAGTAAAGGATGTGTCTCACTTACCAGACTTCTTTCTAGCCTTTGCAAGTTCGTTAAAGTCTTTTACCTTGGTATCGCCTAGGTATCCCCAAGCATAGCCATCGTTGATCATCATATCATTAAGGGATACAGTGTCTCCATTAATATATACCCAGCCCAAGATGCGACCATACTTTTCAGATGAGTCCATCTTCTCAGTCTTAATAATAACAGACTTAGCATCCTTTAGAGCCTTCTTCAGGTACTCTTTAGACTCTAGACCAAGAGCCTTCTCAGCAAGGTCTTTTGTGCGAGACTCAGGGGTATCAATACCAGCCAACCTAACACGGGATTGAAACAAAATGTCAAACCCTAAATCAATAAGAACGTCAATGGTATCTCCATCTACTACATTCTCTACTTTTCTTACATAATATTCATACATTAGTAGTCTTTACCTTTCGCCTTATTCTCAATAAGTTTATCTCTTTCATCAATGATCGTTAACATAAATGCCATCATCTTTTTATAAGTTTCTGGGTTGTCCATAATATTATTATAGTGGTGACCACAGAACATTAATTCTCCACTAATACCGCTAACTTTAACCAAAGCCTCTGCTGCACAAGAGTCACAGCGATCTGTTGCTTTCAACACCCACTCTTGAGTAACTTCTTCTTCTATAATCATCGTGTTCATAGTATACCGCTACTTTCTATTGTCAGTTTTGTAAAATCCCGAACCATTAAAAATTGTTTCTACTACTGAGTATACACGTTCCAGAGGTAGGGTGCAAGTTTCACACCCGTACCCTGGATCGTCTTCTTTAATAGAACGAACTTTAATGACTATACCTTCACAAGTACCAGTGCATTGATATTCGTATGCTGGCATTACTTACTCTTTAGTGCCTTAAATGTAATAACATCTACAATACCTGTTTGAGCAAGTTTGTTTGATGACTGAAATGCTTTTACTGCCTTTTCAGTTCCAGAACCAAAATCACCATCAGCCTTTAGACCAAGAAGGGTTTGGACATTCTTAACTGCCTGTCCTTTTGAACCATTCTTAAGTGGCTTAAACGCTGCAGGAGCAGCCTTCTTAGCCTTTGCTGCAGGTGCTTCAGTTACGACTCCAGCCTTTGATAGCAATGGAGCATTTTCTTCGCCAGCATAAACTGGGCGACCCCAACCAACTACAGCGTTAAGGATACCCTTCTTATTCTTTACATAAGCACGAGTCTTCTCTACGCACATTCCGCCATTTCGTTGGTCTCCCTTTGCAGTTCCTGATGTGTTTCCTTCAATAACTTGAATTGTTCCATCGCCATTGTTTTTAATGCAAAGACCAACATGTGAAATACGATTTACGCCATCATCTGGAAAATCAAAATAGATCCAGTCCCCTGGGGTTGGGTCATCATTACGAGCATCTGCCCAACGACCCTGCTTCTTAAATTCATCTGATGCTGCAACTGTTGATGCAGACTTTGGGAACTTTGCTACTCCTGCAGTGTGTGCACACCAAGAAACGAATGACTGGCACCAAGGTTGAAAGTTAATCTTCATCCATGCGCCGTACTTTGTTTCGTTATCTTTTGGTCCTTCAATAGTCCCAACTTCTTTCTTTGCAATTTCAATAATTGCTTCTACTGAGCCTTTAACAGCCATACAAAACCTCCTAAGTTTAGTACTACTAGTATATCAAAAGATGAGCAGTTTTACAACTTACTCAGGTTGTTTTAGACGGTGGTCTAAATGTTACTTTATCTTAATAGTTTTAGGCTTTTTATCTTCAGGAATAATACGATCTACATTAATATGTAGCATACCATCCTTCATATCAGCCCCAGTTACTTCCATGTATTCCCCAAGGGCAAACGACTGCGTAAACTTACGACCAGCAATACCCTTATGAATTACTTCAGCATCTGTTACTTCTACAATCTCACCCTTAATAACAAGGGTTCCATTATCTACTGAGATATCAATATCGTCCTTTGTAAATCCTGCAACGGCAAGAGATAACTTATATGTATCTTCATCTAATTTAAGAAGATTATATGGAGGATATGATTGTGAATTTGCTTTGTGTGCTGTGTTAAGACGGCCTAACTCTCTGTTAAAGCCAATAAAAAAAGGATCATTAAAAAGATCCATTGCGAATTGTGTTACCATTTTATTCCCCTTTCAAGCGAATAAGTTAATGTACCCCCGAAGGCAGTACCTATCTATTATACCAAACTTTGGAGCGGAAGACGAGACTCGAACTCGCAACATTCTGCTTGGAAGGCAGAAACTCTACCATTGAGTTACTTCCGCTTGGTGTCTCCAACGGGATTTGAACCCGTGTTATTGCCGTGAAAGGGCAACGTCCTAGGCCCCTAGACGATGGAGACTTGGCTGGGCTGGTAGGCCTCGATCCTACGACTTGCGAATTAACAGTTCGCCACTCTACCAACTGAGTTACAGCCCAAAACTTATACTACAAAAACCATCCAAATAAAGATGTTTTAAACCATCCCCAGTTAGCAAATAGTTTTGTAAGTTCTTCTAGCATAAGCATTAGTTCTACATACTCTTCAGTCTGTCTTTCATCAAATGTAATTGATTCTCCAGAGGTAGCAGTTGCAGATTCTAAATTTCTAGTCTTTGAATAGGATAGTGTTGCACCAATAGAATTATCTATTGGCTCAGTTTTCATAACTGGACGACCATCTGTTTGACCAACTGTATCATTAAAAGTAAAAGATTGTTTAACTCCTGGCTCAAATGATGTTGATACAACTTCTGTGCTTGTTGTATTTTCTGTTACTTTTGAAGTTACTGTTGGATTATCATTAGTTATAATAAATCTTCCATTGTCCTCTATAACTGGTGTGCTACCTTGATTTGCAAGATATCCACCTTGACTTTGATGTGTAACAGGATTTGCTGCAACTTGTGGAACTACTTTTACTCCAGCAAATGTTCCTGATCCACAGACTGATGGCTGGCAAACAATAATATTTGTTACCACTCCAGCATTATTAACCATTGCATATGTGTGACAAGGATCTTCTGCAGAGCATTCTCCTGCGTTGGCTGGGGCAGATACAAAAGTAAATGCTCCAACAGTTAATAGAATACTTCCGATTATTGATTTGATTTTCATATTACTCCTTTATTTTGATTACTAATTGGCATGGGTCGCCACCTGCTTCCCACTCTTCTTCTTCTTCTTCTGTCATGTAGGGATCTCCTTCATGAGTATTGCAAAACGGTTCTGTTACCCATCCCCGCTCAATTCCATTAGTTAGCCAGATCTGAAACTCAGGTACGTCTTCTTCTATAATCATATATTAATTGTATCCTTATAGACTTACTATGTCAACTGGACCCATGCATGATGGGTTAAATTTAATTGCAGCATTTACTGCTTGTGCAACTCTGTTCCTTGCATTTTTTTGTTTATCTGTAGCATAAAGAACACCATAAGCATACTCTGCGCCTGAACCCATTGCAAGATAAGGGAGTGTGTATTTAGACAAAGACATATCTGCTGAACTGTGTTCATATATTTGACCACGAATACAAATAATTAAACCAAGGTCTCCGTCTTTAGATGTATCAACCCAAAAGTCATT